TTGGTGTAGGTGCTTTAACGGAAAACACCACAGGCGAACAAAATACCGCTGTTGGTGCTATTTCTATGGATGCCAACACCACGGGTTCTTTCAACAGTTCTATAGGCTATAACTCTCTAGGTGCAAATACCACTGGAGTAAGAAATTCCGCTCTTGGATATAGTGCTTTGGGGGTTAATACGACAGGAGACTTCAACGTTGCGGTTGGAATGTACTCTTTAGACGCAAACACCACAGCAGATAACAACACAGCAGTCGGGTATCAATCCTTAACCGCAAACACCACAGGTGCTGGCAACACAGCAGTTGGGGCAGATGCTGGTGATGCGCTTACTACTGGCAACGTAAACGTTGCTTTAGGTTATCAGGCACTTTCTTCTGCTACGATAAATGGGGGGAATACTGCTCTTGGCGCAGAAGCCCTAGTGAATTTTAACAATACAGGTACTGCTTCAACTTACAACACCGCTGTTGGCTACTTTGCAGGTGGGGCAGTCACCACGGGAATTCAAAATACCCTCGTTGGTGGTCTTGCTGGTGATGCGATTACTACGGGTCAAGGTAACGTAATAATTGGCTACAACAATGATGTTGATACTGGTGGTGCTGATGTTAGATTTGGCTTAGGGGTAAATTTAGGTCTTACCGCTGGTAACACAATAAAAATTGGTAATGGCAGTACCTTTATTACTAACACTTGGGGTTCAAATGCTACTTGGTCGCACAGCTCTGATGAAAGACTAAAAGAGCAAGTAGCCGATGCAACTTTAGGCTTGTCGTTTATAAATGATTTAAGGACTGTAACGTATAACTGGCGTTTACAAAAAGATGTTCCCGAAGAAATACGCGGCAAGTATGAATCAGAAAGGGACACCGAAGTAAGGCAGCATGGTTTAATTGCACAGGAAGTAAAAGCTGCTTTAGACAAGGCTGGTGTAGATACTTTCTTGGGCTGGTCAGAAGAAAAAGACGGAACTCAAATGATAAGCGAAAGTATGTTTATTTTTCCGTTAATAAAAGCCATCCAAGAACAAAGCGCACTAATCACATCACTAACAGACCGTATAGCGGCACTAGAGGCATAAACAATGACTAGAGAAACAGATCAAATCGCACAAGACTACTCAGCAATGGGCCACAGCGTAGCTCTTATCACAGACGTAATTGCAGGCAATCAAATGGCTGATGAGTCAGCAGAAGACCGTCAAGGCTGTGTAGACCGTAACACTCAGCACCTTGAACTAATGGTGGCTTTAAAAGATTGGGGTAGTGAATCTATGACCGCAACTAACGCAGCTATTACAGCAGGTAATGGATATACAGCAAAATGAGCGAAGAAAACACAGTAACGATCAACGATGAACAGTATGACTTTGAAGGTCTGGCTGTAGAAACTCAGGCAAACATAGCCCGTGTAAACGAGTTACGCCGTGAAGTAGCTTCGCTACAGATGCAGATTAGTGAGCGCCAAGCATTGCTTCAGATGTACATTGCCGCGATTACTGAATCTGTTAAGCCCGTAGAAGAATCTGAAGAAGAGGCAAGCTGATGGGTTACATCATAGATGCATTTAATATTGCCACTGCCGCTATTGCTTTAGCTTCTGCTATTGCCGCTTTAACGCCCACCAGAAAAGATGATAACTGGGTGGGTATCGCGCAGGTATGGCTTGATCGCATAGCTTTAAATATTGGCAAGGCTAAGGACTAAGTTATGGGTGTTATGACTGACGCGCAGAAGCGCAAGATGATTAAAGAACTTAAAGGTGCAAGTAAGCTACACGCCAACCAAGCTAAACGTCTTGAAAAAACGCTTGAGAAAAAGACAAAGAAGTAATGTGTTATCTGGCGTTGTCAGAGGAGTACGGTTTGGACAAGGGCGACAAGGCTTTACAGGAAATAAATACCCATGAGCGTGAATGCGCTTTGAGGTATGAAAGAATTGAAGAACGGTTGAAAGATGGATCGCGTAGATTTGACAGGTTAGAAAATATGATCTGGGGCGTATATGTCGCTGTATTCATAGCTGTTGCACTACCGATATTGATGTCTATGAGGTAGAACATGATTGCAGAAATCTCCGCGATTGTGGCTGGGGTCAATATGGCTTCAAACGCAATCAAAAAAGCAGCAAGTACAGCGGATGATTTAAGCACCATAGGAACCTTTCTCAGCAAGCTGGGTGGGGCTGAAGTAGAACTGGCTAAGGCTCAGAACGCTGGCGGTTTGTCAGAAGCTGACGCTGTTAAGGCTGCGCTGGCGCGTAAACAAATTGCAGAGACAATGCAGGAAGTTAAAGACCTGTTTGTTGTGAGCGGCAACGGTCATCTTTATCAGCAATGTATGCAAGAGATGGCAAATGCGAGGAAGGCCAAGCAAGAAGAGTTAGCTAGGGCTACGGCAAAGAATAAAAAGTTCTGGAAAGATATGCGCCAGATTGGGATGCTTATCTTGCTGGTTGTTGTTTTAGTACCCGCTGCTGTAGGCGCATTATTGGCTTATTTGACCCGATGATCATGGCGTTTTTGCTAATCGTCATTATTGACGGAGAGCCTTTAGCAGAAGAGTTTTACTTTAGGGATGTGACTCGCTGTAATCAGTTTGCCTACTACGTCGAGTCTGGCGCAGTGACCTTGAATAAGCGAAGGCGTAATCAGAACAACATTAGTGCGTACTGTATCCCGAAAAAGATACGATCTAACAGGAAAACTTGGGACTAGACTATGAGTATCGTCGCATCGTTAGTAGGGCCGGTTACAGGGCTACTTGATAAGTTCATTGAGGACAAGGATCAGAAGAATGCCTTGGCCCATGAGATCGCTACGATGTCTGAGCGACATGCCCAAGAGCTTATGAAGGGCCAGCTAGACGTAAACAAGACCGAAGCTGCACATAAGTCGTTGTTTGTTGCTGGCTGGCGACCGAGTATCGGGTGGGTGTGTTCGCTGGGCTTACTCTACAATACAATTATTGCCAACATTCTTGGCATCTGGGTAGACCTACCCGAAATAGATACAACCCTGCTCGTTCCGGTTATGATGGGAATGCTCGGTTTGGGTGCAATGAGAAGCTACGAGAAGGTCAACTCCGTAGCTAGGGAGAAGTAATGAGCGATTTAATTAGTATGCTTAAACGCCACGAAGGTGTGCGGTCTAAGGTTTATATGTGCTCTGCAAATTATGAAACAATTGCTGTGGGCAGAAACATTAGCGAGTCTGGTCTTGGCCTGTCTGATGATGAGATTGACTACCTGCTAAACAACGACATCAAGCGGGTAAAGGAAGAGCTTACAGATAGTTATTTCTGGTTCCCTGCAATGAACGAAGCGCGACAAGATGCCTTGATTGATATCTCGTTTAACCTCGGACAGACTCGTTTGCGTGGCTTTGTTAAGGCTCTTGAGGCTATGTCCCGTGAGCAATTTGACATTGCTGCGGATGAATTCATGGACAGCAAGTGGAGTCAGCAAGTAGGTAACCGCGCTGTCGAGGTTACTGAAATGATTCGTACAGGTGAGTATCAATAATGGCTAAAGGTGGTAGCGTTGGGTCTCAAGGTATAACCCAGAAAGCTAGAGGTTCTTCTTCTAGAAACTCTCAGCCTTCTTATGGTGGGAATCAAGCTGGTGGATTGGGCAGTAAAGGCGGATCACAGTCTTATCAGCAGCCTTATAGAAGCCCTCTAGATGCACAAATTAATTCTCCTGAGTATCAGGCTCTTCTTAGAAGATATTATGGGCAAAGGCCAAGCTACAACCAGTATGGAATGCGCCCTGGGCTTGGTGGGCAGCAACAACAACAGTTTGGCGGTTTGCTCTTGCAGGGAGCTCCCCCTAATAGCTATAACAATAATTTTGGGCCGTATGTTGGTAATGCCGGAGGCGTTGGGAGCAAGGACGGTCGGGCTAGGCAGATGGGTTACGCTCCTGTGCGCCAAGGAATCGGAGGGTTCTTTTAAGATGCCTTTAGCTAAAATACAGTTTGCGCCTGGGGTTAACAAAGAAGGAACTGAGTACACAGCAGACTCCGGTTGGTTTGATTCTGACAAGATACGCTTTCGTCAGGGTCGCCCAGAAAAGATTGGTGGCTGGGAAAAGTACAGTCAAAACTACTTCTTGGGTGTTTGCCGATCTATTCACGATTGGGCATCGCTTGAAACCATCAAGTACATTGGCCTTGGAACAAACCTAAAGTTTTACGTCAACGAAGGTAACGTTTTTAACGATGTCACCCCTATAAGGGCTACGACAACAAACGGCATTACCTTCGCGGCTACTGATGGCTCATCCGTTATAACCGCTACCGATAGCAATCATGGATGTGTCGTAAATGATTTTGTCACAATAAGCGGTGCCGTAAGTCTTGGCGGACTTATTACCGCTACGGTTCTTAATCAAGAATATCAAATAGCGTCTGTCCCTACAGCCAGCACCTACACGATTGTTGCAAAGGATGCTGCGGGTGATGCGGTTGTTGCTAATTCTTCTGACACAGGTAACGGTGGGTCTGGAGTTGACGGCGCTTATCAAATAAACACTGGCCTAAACGCTGTTGTACAAGGTTCCGGTTGGGGCGCTAACGCTTGGGGCTCCGGTGGTTTTGGTAGCGCAACAAGCATC